GGCAGCAAGGTCATCTGCCTCTACACCTTGAAATCGAATCACTTTATAACTCTCAGAGAGCAGTTCTAGTGTTTCTTCATACTCATCAAAGAAGTCTATAAACGCTTGCTTCTCTGCTTCAGTTTGTGTTTCATACTTATCTTTTCGATTCTGTTTGTACTCTGGTAAAATCTGCTTTCTGTAGCTAGAGGAACCCCAGTCGGCTGTGATAATCACATTCCCACACTTATAGGACGTTGCTAGAGATTTTACTGTTGTTACATAATCATTTCGAAAGTCTGTTCTGCCTGCGTGTTTCCATCGGAAGGCTAAGTTCAGAGCATCGACTATAAGTGTCGAGCCTGATTGTATTTCATTAAAATTAAAAGCCACCGATAAACTCCACTGTTTCATTTGCTAACCATTCTTCGGCGAGTAAAGCATAGCAGCCTAGAAAAGATATATACATCCACTCTTTACATACTTCTGGCTTTTCTGCTGTACACACAAACACTTTGGAACGGTCATATTTAAAAAATAATAAAGGCTTTTGACTACCACCTTCTGCTTGTATTACTAACTTCTTCCACCAACGAATTAAATCATTCGTCTTTGGCTGTGTAAATATTTTATCACTTAATGGAGAGTCTTTGTAGTTCTTCACTTCGATACAGTAATGATTTCTTTGATTAGGGACATATAAGTCCCCTTTCAAATACTCAAGTGCACCAGATGCTGGAACCCTCTCAAACTTCAGTCCGGTCATCTCCCTCAACATATCCCGTACTAAGTACTCTCCCCTCGCTCCCTTCGCTCTTGAGTCTACCATCTTCTTCCTCTTGACTTGGGGTTTCTTCTGCCAACCCTAATTGTTCCTTTGTTTTTGCATACATCCACCAAATACGACGTCTACCAGCTCCCATTTATTCTAATCCACTCACGTTTCCGTTCTTGACTACTTCTATCTTCTCTAGTAGAGGGTGCGTCCAGCCATGAGATACAATATAAGTATTGAGGTCTTCTTTCAATAATACTTCTACCATCTTCTCGCGGCCTGCATCATCTAATACATTGATAACTTCGTCTAAAAATAAAATATTGATTCTTGACTTTGAAATACTACTCATTAACTTGCGAATTGCGATAAGGGTAGCAGTATTCACTCTAGCCAACTCTCCAGAAGAAAGAGCTAGAATATCTACTATGTTTCCGTTATCCGTAATTTGCACATTCAGCTTATCATTTGACACTACAAATTCGAGTGTAAAACGACCGTCTGATAATTCACCAAGATACTGATTGGTTAATTCTTCCAATTCTTTTACTAGATTCTCAATCTTATAAGCGAGTAATCCATTTGTACTAAAAGATTTCTTTAGTACTTCTAAATTATTATCTAACTTAGTCTGTTCGTCTAGTTCTGCTTGGCACTTCTCCAGTTGAGCGATAAACTCATCTGTTTGTTCTTGAATTACTTGGATTCTGGTGTTTCTACGGGTTCTGTTGTCGTTTTCTTTTGATAATAATGCCAATCGTTCTTTTGATCCCTGTAGTCGATTATGAACGCATAGTATGCGACTATCAAGCTCTCCTTTGTCCACCGGCTCACTCTGTAAAGATTGGTCAATTGAACGATACAAATCTTCCCAATCTTTTTTAGCTTTTGCATTAGCTGTAAAGACTTTATTGTTTTCTTTAATTCGCTCAATTTCATTATTTAACTCCGTAATCTTACTTGTTGCTGTAGATGTTTTCTCAACTTCCGCTTCGATAAGACTCTGTTTGAACAAATTATCAACAGATTGTTCACAAGTGGGACAGTGGTCTCCCAATCCTTGCAACTTTGTCAAAAGGCGTTGAGCACCCGCAGCGACTGCTTTTAAACTCCCTACTTCAGTTTGCAAGCCATCATAGCTTTCTAACTGTGTAACAGGAGAGTTATTTATAGCTACAATATCAATAGCTTTTAAGAACGTATTATATTGATTATTTTTACTAATTTTTTTATTTTTTTCGGAAATATTTTGAAGTTCTACTGTCAATGAAGCCAGTTCTTTCTCATCTTCCAATGTATCAATATCCAAATCTAACAGAGGCAGTATATTCGTATCACTTAATTTATTGTCATTGAGCCATTTTTCAATGGTCAATAACCTTGAAGTTATACTTGCAGTACTTAAAGCAGACTGTCTTGATGCTTCTTTAAAAATATCAAATAATTCGACATAATGTTCTAAGTGCAATAAATCTATCAGGAACTTTTTACGATTAGAATCAGTTGCAGTAAGAAACTGTAAACTCGCATTTGTGTTCTGATATACTAGCTGAGAGAAAGTTTTAAAATCAATACCAATAATATCTTGAATAGACTTATAAGTATTTGTAGCTGTATGACTAGAAATATCTTCTCCAGCCTTCTCCAGCTTTACTTTTATATTCGTACCTCTGGTTACGGTTATTTCATAACTTTCGCCATCTTTAATAAAAGAGAGGTAGATGTTGTATCCTTTATTAACATAACGGTTTGGAATATCAGCTTTCTTGATACCTTTTGAGTTTTTGTTATAAAGAACTTCTTCAATGATTAACGGTATGGAGGATTTCCCCATACCGTTAGTACCAATGATTTGTGTTACTGTATTGTCGTCTAACTGTAGCTCGTTACCAGAACCATAGCTAAAGCAATTATCCCATTTCAGCTTTTGAAGCGTAATCATTATAAGTTCCTAGTATGTCTGGTATTTTATCTGTCGAAATTTCTAAAATATAAGTTAGATACTCTACTAATTCTTCCTCAATGCTCATATCTTTATCAATAATCAATGAGGTTTCAGTATTTCTCTTTACTACTTTCTTATCAAGAAGCTCAGAATTTTTAACGCCTGCTAAGTCCTGAATATCACCCTCTAGCTCATAGATAGTATGATGATAGGTTGTAGGTAGCATATCGCTAGGGTCTGATACTGTTTTACGAATTAGTTGTGGTAATTTAAACTCTTCCCAAAACCAGCTCCAATCTCCTTCGTTGATAAGTAGATAACCTGTTTTTACCTCGTTTCGATGAAAAGAAGTAGTCATAGGACTACCAGGGTAAACTATATTACGTTGCGTGTTGCTGTGTGAGTGTAGGTCGCCCGCAAACACTACAGGGAAATCTTCTAATAAATCTAAATCTATCTCTGGTTTTACATGCGGTGGAATCTCTCCACGAACATGAGTAAACAAAGGCTTAGTCTTATCAAAGTGGTCTAAGCTACCCTTTCTATGTAAGTCTGCGTATGGAAGAATGCCATACCCTAAATCTTGGTCAATATAAGATATATCTACAATATGTATTAACGGATTGATGTCTCGTGAGACTTGTTTCAACTGTGTAAAGAATGTTTTATTCTTTTTAGTTGCTTCATGATTACCGTCATAGATAATGGTTGGAATCTTTACCGCTCGAATAAACGAGAAGTAAAGTTCCAACTCTTCCATATTTGGCAGCCTATCAAATAAATCACCGCCTATAATGTGCATATTGCACTCTTTCTCCAGTTCATAAATCTGCTGAAAGAATAGGTTATAGCGATTTAATGCCCACTCAACTGGGACATTCTTCTGCCCCAGCTTTATGTGCCAGTCTGCCGTGTATAAAATCATATAGCTACTCCTATCTCTTCATGCTTATTCCCGTAAAAGATATGATTTCCCATGATATGTATATCAGTGCTGTCTCGGACTACATAATCTTTTAGAGCTAGTCTTGCTGGATTGCCTTTGCAGGTTTTAGTATGTGCCAAACCATATTCCTCCAAGCTGTATGATCTTGAAAAGGATATAGTCTTACAGGCAGGACACTTCCAAAACATACAATGTGCCTCCCACTCGAGTGCGTTAGCGATTTGAACTGTTGGTTCACACGTATCTGTGATACCATCCTCGAGTTCAATACAGTTATAGCCTGATAGATCTAGATACATATCAGCTGGAGTAAACCAAACAATGACCCCTGGAGTAATCTGAGTGCAATCATAATATTCATGTTGTATGTTCCAAGTCTGTAAACTAGTTTGCATAGTTAGCTCCTCCATTAGTTTAAATGGCGTGCTAGTATGGTCTAGTTCTCTATGTTTTGCTTGGCCATAGCCGTCTACAATTTTTGTACAATGTAAGGGGTTTTTTACTTCAAACCAAAGCCCTTCTACACACGGACCATGGTAGCCCCATTTACCCTCTTGAAAATTGACATTTTTCAAGTAAAAGTCAGGTAAGTAGCTACCTGACTTGAGGTTAAATCGTTCCGGTTCGTAGTTGAATTCAATACCAAAATAATCGAAAAAAGCAGCCCACATAATTTCCAACCGAGATCTATATTGAATGCCTTTGAAAATACCTGGTTTTGCTTTTATTACCTTCATCCGATGTTAAACTCTGCTTCTAGTGTTTCATCATCATTATCGTTGCTGCCGGTACGCAAACGGTCAAGAAGTTCTTTCTGCGCGTCTGGGGTGGGGCGTGGCATTACATCGTCCATAGACTTGAGGTCTGTAATAGCTGCAAGCTCTGCTTCGTCAAGAGGGCGATTCTTACACTTCAATACTTGTAGTTGGTACTCAACATTGTAAGGAAGTGGGCCAGTTTTAACACGCTTGAAACAAATGTCCCAACCGGTTGTTACATCTGTAGGGTCGCCAAGGCCGTCTTGAGCCGTTTGTACGATTTGTTCCCACAACTTCTTCTTTAGGTTTACAACTTTGACTTTGCCGTCTGCTGGGTCAATACACTGAGTGGCATAAGACCAGCCACACTTCAAGTCTGGGTAGTATTCACGAACCCAATCTTTTTCTGTGTTATTGAAACGCTCTTGGTTTCGGTCGAAAGATAAACATTCCAATGGAAGATTTTTACCATTCTCGCCTTCTATCCAATATACATAACGGGCAAGAATGTCGCCTACGATACGCATTTTGTTTTCGCCGTCTTTAAAATTGAAAGTTTCGAGTGATGATTTTTGGGCAGAGCCTTTTTGTTTGTTAAATGATATAGCCATTAGTGTAATTTCTCCTTTGTGACTTCTTCGTATAAAAAATGAACGGAATGCTCATCTATACTTAGTAGCCTATTTTCGTTTATGATTTCTAGTCCTACGGGTAAATGTAATAGGTCTAGTGTAGTTTTTTGTGAAGCAAAGTATTCTGGCAAGCTACGTAGTGCAGCAAGCGCATAATATTCTGCTATTTCACGATTAGTATACTTATAAGAGTTGTACAGAAGTACATCGGGATGCAGCATGAAACTGCGTCCTGAGAAGTTTTTCTGAGACAGCATGTATATGGGGTCGTATCTATTTATAGGAATACGCTTAGTTATAAGCATTTCCATAATACGATTACATGAAACAATATTACCCTTTGCTTCATCATACACCTTCTGCCAATCATATAAGAACACTATTATACTCTCTTTTTGAGTCATTGTCAAGAACTATTTTTTTAAAGGTACTTCATATTCCAACCCTGCTTCATATAGAATCCTACCCTATTGGAAGCCTGTCTTTGTGCTGTCTTCCCTCTTAGGTGTATATCTATTATAACTGGGTCTACTTTTCCTTCTCTTTTTCGTATTACTCGACCTACTAGCTGTGTTAATAGTGGTTCATTATTAACAGGAGTTGCAAGTATTAGACAACTTAGGCTATCTACTGAAATACCTTCAGAGAATATTGCCTGTGTGCCATAAAGTACGTTCTTGTTTCCGCTTAATACTTCTTCTACTAGCTTTTCTCTTTCCTCGTGCGATACCTCACCTGTAACACAAACTGCTCTGTCACCAGTCAGCTCGGCGCAAGCTTTAAGAAAGCTAACTCGGTCGCTTACTACTAACACTTTATGCCCCTTTGCGGCGTAGGCCGCCGCTAGCATTGCTATCGTATGACGATATTCTTCATCGTTTGATAATTTTGTTACTCGATTCGCCCAAGGTATGCTTGCACCGTCCATAAATCGTATTTCAGAATGAACCAAGTGGACACTAGGAACCATATAGTTTTCTTTTGGCGGTTTGAATATCTTACTACCAAAGAAGTCTCGAAACACCACATGTTTACCATCCTTTCTTTCTATAGTGCCGGAAAGTCCAATCTTATATCTACAGTAATTTGTATCTATAATTTTAGAAAAGGTTGGACTACTAACGTGGTGCATTTCATCGAGTATGATAGTC